TTGAATCAGAGTACAAAGACAGTACCGGAAGAACACTTCCATGTTACCTCTGCACAAAGAAAGGATGCGACATGATCGCCAACAAAATGACCGGAAAGAAAGGTGTCATTTTCACAGCTACATATATTGAAGCATTCGAGAAGATGAAAGATTTCATCGAAAAGGGAACACAGTACGTTGGCATTCCATTAAAAGAACAGGTGGAATCACTGGAAGTGGTAGCAAGCATGTTAAGAATGAACGATGCAAGCAAATTGCTGATGCTGAAAGGGTTCTATGATTCTTACCATATTCCGACAGGTTCTTACCGAATTATGAGTTTAACGGAAATAGGGAAATGAAGTCACTCACAGCACTGCTGAAAGAAAACAATCTCGGAATCAGTGCAGTTCAGTTTAATAAGAAGCTTCTATCTGCTGGAATCTTGGAAGAAAAGGAACGCCAGTCAAGTAAGGGAAGAGTGAAGAAGTTTAAATCACTGACAGAGAAAGGTTTGAAATACGGTGAAAATGCAGTCAGTCCTCATAATCAGAAAGAAGTGCAGCCATTGTATTACAGTGACACGTTCAACGAACTATTTGAGATGGTGATGACTAACTAGGTCGTTCCAAGCCCGGAAGATGCATAGGACAGAATATAAGAAAGCGAGGTGAGAAAGATGGATCGAATTGAATTTGATGCGTTGAGTTCTAAGATGAAAGAACTTGAAGCAGAAGTAGAGAGTCTCAAAAACAAGACCCTCTGTTTACTGGTTAGCTTTGTTGTAATTTTGATTTTTGCATCATTTTCAGTCATGAATATTATAAGACAGTATTCAACTATTCATGATTACTACATGGATTCGCAGAGAATTGATCGGGAGATAGGCCAGTCTCTGAATGAACTGATTCAAAAGATTGAAGAACTTCAGTCAAAGAGTGAATAGACTTGGTTAGTGATTCTATGGAATCTTTGCATGTGGATTCAGAATAATCGATGGAATCGATCAATTTTTCCAGTATTTGATTTTGTTCCCGTTCTTCTCGCAGCTTGGATTCATAATACTGTTGTTCAGCTTCCAGAGACTTTCTCTCGTGATATTCACTTTGGATGAATGTGACAAGTGATACAACAATGGTCGCAAGAAGCGAAATGATGATTTCGGTTTTTATCTTTACGCGCTTGTTTCCTATTGGCAATGCAACGGAATCAGGTAACTCGAACTCTTCAACGGAAGATTCGTCAACTATTACATAATCTTCGGAATCGTCGATGTTTGTGATTGCAGTATCCGCACGCAACACTTCTTCCGCAACTGATTGAAATGTTTTTATGTAGGAAGAAAATGCAGACATTTCTGCTGTAGATGATATAGCAGAATTCGTGATTGACAATATAGATTTCAATACTTCGGCATCCATGATACTGCATCTGCAGTTCAGCGCTATTTCAGATGCGGATTTCATATACTCACATAGTCCGCTGGATAGATTTTCGCTGATTAATGATGTTGTTCCAACAAGAGAATTCAAATGGGAGATCATGCCAGAATTTGCGAGACCAACTACAAGTTTTACGGCATCGTTCGGATAATTTGGAAATAATTTATTTCTATCGTATTTATTCAAAAATATTTCTCCTTTCATAATACTCGGACATGGCAGTGCCTGTATTTACAGTATAGGAGATATGGAAACAAATGACAATAAAGATTCAAAACAGGAGGTAAAAGAGATTGAATGAATTATTCACAATCAACGCAGATGGTAATGAACCGACCGTATCAGCAAGAGACTTACACAAGGCTCTCGGAATCAGAAAGAGATTTTCTGAGTGGTTCGAAAAGAATTCGCAAGGATTCATTGAAGATGATGATTTTACAAGTGTACTTTCGGGTACGGTTGTAAATAACGGAGCAAAAAGAGAATTACAAGACTATCAATTATCTACCGACATGGCAAAACACATCTGTCTTATGAGCAGAACTGAAAAAGGGAGAGAGTGCCGGCAAAGATTGATTGATCTCGAGAAAGCATGGAACACGCCGGAACAGGTAATGGCAAGAGCCTTAAAGATGGCAGGTAAGACCATTGACAGCCTGAAAGACAGATGCAAATTCCTTGGAGGGCAGGTTGTAGAACAACAGAAATTGATCGAGGAAATGACACCGAAAGCGAACTATGTTGACCATATTCTGGAATCAAAATCACTGGTAGCGACTACGCAGATCGCAAAGGACTATGGAATGTCAGCTGTGAGACTTAACCGGATTCTGAATGATATGAAAATCCAGTACAAGGTCAATAAGCAGTGGGTTCTTTATTCTAAGTATCAAAATTGTGGGTATGTACATAGTAAAACCATTGATATCACAAGGAGTAATGGAGATCCGGACGTAACAATGCAGACGCAGTGGACGCAGAAAGGACGCCTGTTTTTATACGAGGAACTAAAGAAAAACGGAATCCATCCAGTAATTGAGCAGAACGTAGCATAGGAGGTACACATGAGCGAAAAAGAGAAAGAAATCATCAGAAAAGTGGCGCAAGCACTGCCGGATATGTCGGACATGAATAAAGGGTATTTTCTCGGCTTTGCAGAAGCTATGGCATCTCAGAAGAGCCAGAAGAACGAAGAAAATAAAGAAAAAGAAGATGACTAGGACAACATATCTTGGACAATCCATCCGTCATACATATTAGAGAGGTGGTGCAAGTGACTATAAAGAACATTGTAGTAATCAACGGCAAAGAGGTAGAAATCAAGGACTTGCCGGACGCTGAACTGTTTGCAGAAAAGCTAAACCGGAAAGCTCTGACCGCAAGAAACTATGAGGAAGATAGGTGATGACATGAAGCCAGATATGGAAAAAATCATACAAGTGTTGATATCTCTAATCGAAGAACAGGAACATGTGAAAATCGAGTACACACTTGAAAAGAGGACAGAAGAGAAAACCGCTTAGGCGGTAGAAGGGAGGACAAGTATGGAGATTAAAGGAACATACCGCTGCGACACCACCCAGCATCCAAACACTTTAAATAGCTGGGACATCCGCTCCGTATCGGTAGATCTGCCGGAACCAAAGGACAAGCCCTACTGGATCAGAGTCGGAGTGACGGTGATTGGGTTTATCTTGGTGCTACTGGCGTGGTATCTGGTGTTTGGGTATTAAAAATGAGCACCTACAAAAAGGCTGGGGAGCCGTAGGTACTCTGACAAAAAATCAAGAATATAGTAACAGATTTTAGGAGGATAAGCAATGAATAGAGAAAAAATACATAAACTTTTAGACTTAATTCTTGAGATTCAAGAGCGTGGAGAAGGTAGGAATGGGTATCCGTACGTAAACATTGAATTTTCGAACTACGGTAGCAGAATATTTTTAACCGCACAAGAAAACGGATTTGTTACTGATGGAGATTACGATTTGTTTGACGGTATTGCAACAGATAAGCAACTAGATGATGCAATTATTTTAGTTGGGGTATTGCTGGAAATGGCAGTGGACAAGACGGAGGACGAATGATGTATGTAGGTATCGGACCAGAGAAAGGCACGGTAGTAACAGAAGACCAGGCGTTTGAATATGCACTGGAGAGATGCTTGCATGGAACACCAGATGACCAAAAAGAATTTAAAGAAATGCTGGTGGAATGGTTTTACTCCGGGAGTTGGGTAAAGGAAGAAAGCGAGGAAACCTATGCTTAAAAGCTATGAAGAAATGAGGAAAGTAGATGTAAAACCATACCTCGAAAAAAGAGATGGTATGGACTATTTAAACTGGGCAATGTGCATTGATTTATTACATAAAAATGGGGCTGAAAATGTTTATTTTACTCCGATTCCAGACCCAGAAACAGGAAGTAGCCTAAGGATGACAAAAGCGGTGTTTAAAGATAAAACGGAGTTGAAAATAGATGTTACGAGACCAGAATCCGTGTTGTGATAGATGATCAAGTGTACGAGATGCAAACACCTGTGATGAATGGGGCAAACCCTGTAAAAGACAACTCTATGAGTCAGCAAAGAGTCTGGAACAGCATGTGCAGGGCGTTTGTGAAGTGCGTAGCAATACATACCGGCTTAGGGTTCGATTTGTGGCTTAAAGAGGAATACAACAAGATGTATGCTCAAATACCGGAAACGGGGGAAAACAGAGCGTCTGAAGCGAAAATCAAGACTCTCAAGAATCTATGCGTATCTCACGGCATCAATCTTGAACGATGGTTGAGAGAAAACAATAGGACTGAGCAGACACTTACCGAGACAGAAGCTGCAACAATGTTAAGCACAATAAAAAGGACTTACGGTGATGATTGATGAAATTCACAGGAAAATTAAAAGGCCGTTTGATAGATTGCCACACCATCCTATTCGAATCCGAAGAGGACTTCCGACAAGCCTATGATGAGTTGAAAGATTATGAGAAATTAACGCTTGAAATAAAGCCATACAGAGCAAAGAGAAGCCTTGACGCGAACTCTTATTTGTGGGTGTTACTCGATAAATTAGCGGAAAAGTTGGACATCACTAGGTGGCAAGCGTACCTAAATGAATTAAAATCCCACGGTGCTTTTGAGTACATACCGCTCCGGGAAAAAGACATCTATCTGGCACAGTCAGTGTTCCGGATTGTGATAGATCGTGGAGCACAGGAAGTAAAAGACCTAAAAGGGAGAACTGAAACATTACACACTCTGCAATGCTACAAAGGGTCAAGCAAGTATAACACAAAAGAAATGAGCAGACTCATCAAAGGCGTGTTGGAAGATTGCAGAGAGGTTGGAATACCAGATGCAGACCTTTTGACCCCAGATGAAAAAGAAGAGCTTAAGCAGAAATGGGGAATTGAACTATGAGCATTGATTACAGTGACATGGCATTCCCTAAGCCAAAGTGCAAGAAAAAGAAAAAAGGTCATCAAAGAGCATCCGGCAGACCAAAGAAGCTGTGGAGCATATTTACAGAAGATATGGATCACTGCATGTACACCAGAGCTTACGGAGTGGAGAGGCATCACATTTTCAGCCACACATCGAAAGAAATTGAGCTTTCGGAGGATTATGGTTTTATCGCTCCATTGAGACCAGACCTGCATCCAAACGGAACAAGGGCAGGGGAGAATGCATCAAAAGTTGACCGATACTTAAGAAAACGCTGCAAAGAGTATTATTTGCAGCACTACGGAACAGAAGAGCAGTTCCGACAAGAATTTCACTATGTTAGCAAAGGGTAACCTTTCGCTATAAATTGTAACCCGTTCATGGCTGCTGCACAGTACGTCACAAATACCTTAAGTAAGCCAGATTCATTGTCTCCCGGTAATTCCGGGAGCAGAAAGGAGAATAAATGGTAATTACAATTCCGGGCAAACCGGTTGGAAAAGCAAGACCGAGATTCCGCAGAGCCGGATTTAAAGTCATTACATATACGCCACCAGAAAATAAAAAGTACGAAAAGGAAGTTGCAAGGATTTACAAGCAGAGTATAGGCGTGCTTTACACGGACATCCCTCTGAGAGTCCGAATTTTGGCGAAATTTCCGATTCCCGAGAGCTGGTCTAAGAAGAATAAGGAGAAAGCTTTAAAAGGCGAAATAAAGCCGAATAAAAAGCCGGACTTAGATAATATCGCAAAAATCATTTTAGATGGACTGAATGGAGTTGCATATACGGACGATAAGCAGGTGACAAGTCTGGAAATCGAAAAAGTGTATTCTGATGAGCCTTGCGTGGTGGTCTATATTGCGGAGGATGAGTAATGGCAGAGGTTAAGTGGATCAAGATCACAACAGATATGTTTGATAATCGCAAAATCAAGCATCTGCGGAAATTACCGGACGGGAACAATATCGTCCTGATCTGGGTAATGCTACTCACGATGGCTGGTCGGTGTAATAGTAATGGAATGGTATTTTTAACGCAAAACATCCCGTACACGCCTAAAATGCTGGCAGATGAGCTGGACTTTGAAGAGAATACCGTGAAATTAGCCTTACAATCACTGGAGCAGCTTGAAATGATCGTGATGGACAATGGATTTTTCTCGATTCCCGGATGGAGGAACACCAGAACGCAGAAGCGCTTGAAAAAATAAGGGAGCAGAACCGGATTAGGAAGCAAAAACAGAGGGAAAAACAAAAAATTGAGTGTGTCACGGAAATGTCACGTGACACAAGTGTGACAAATTTGGGAAGTCACGCTACAGATAAAGATAAAGAAGAAGATAAAGATATAGATAAAGAAAGAGATATAAGAGGTAATAGAGTGGATTATCAGCAAATAGCTGATATGTATAATGCCACTTGCGTGTCATTCCCTCGCTTAACACGATTGTCTGAAAAAAGAAAACGGGCAATTAAAGCAAGATTAAGAAAATATTCCATTGATGACATTCAAAGAGTATTTGAGATCGCAGAAGAAAGCGACTTTCTAAAAGGCGAAAATAACCGGAATTGGTCAGCAACCTTTGACTGGATGATGAATGACACGAATATGGCAAAGATTCTGGATGGGAATTATAAGAATAAAAATATAAAACCAACAAAACCGCCGGTAAGCAGAAACTTAAACAACTTCGAACGCAGAGGATACGACATGGACTCTCTGGAAGAGCAGCTGTTGAATTCGAATTAAGGAGGAGCAAAATGAAAGAAGAATTATTAAAAATGGCACAGGAGTGTCTCTCCGAGGAAGAAGTAAAGGAAATACTCAAAAAGAAATTTAAGGAATCGATAGAATCGGCAATAGGATCAGCGTTTAGATGGGGAGATGCGGAAAAGGCACTGAAGAAAAAGATAAACGATGTCATGGTGCCGTACATAGAGAAGTATGATTTTTCGGAATACCTTCCAAAGTTGGATACGGTGCTTACAGAAATCGTAAATTCCGATGCTTGCATTGAGAATAAAAAAGATTCTAGAAAATTTTAAGGAATTATCAATCAAGCAGGAAGAAAAAGAAATGGAAGTCACGGATCTGTTTGATGCATGGATTGCAATGTGCGAAAAGAAGATCAGTACAACTGGTCTGGAAGTGGAGTTTGACGATGGACCACACTACGAATCGGTCAGTTGCGAGATGCTAATAGAAGAGTGTGAAAGATCTACTTGGAGCTCCCTGCATAGGGCGGTAATCATTTTCGAAAACGAACACGATGAAGAGTTGAATATGGAAATTCCGATATCGAAATGGGATTTTGAGAAAGAGTATACACTTGACAGTTTGGGATGTGTAGACATTAAGTCGTTGAGATACCTTGGGGAATTTGACATGCTGTTGCTGAGATTACAAAGAGCGGGAACGAAAATCATCATAAACGAAATGGAAGCAGGTGGAGAAATATGTCCAGAGGAAGAGCCGGAAGTAAGTTTCAGTTAGGAGGCAAACATGAACAGAAAAAGATACGGTTTTAGAGTCTATAGGAAACAGTCTACCGGATTGAGACACGGAAATATGGATGCGTTTACGCGCGGCAGCACAAAGCGGAAGAGAAAGAATAGGGTGAGAGGGAAATGACGAACAATGATCATTTGAACAACATAACAGGAGAAATTGATACACCAGAAATCTCCGCAGTGAAGATGATACTTACAAGAATAGATGAGGATTTAGAAAACGATCTGTACGAAGAAAACTGTGATAAATACCTGAATTTGTACAAGAGCCAAAAAGAGTGGCTGGAAAGAGAGGTTGAAAATGAATAAAAAAGAAGTATTGGAGATTCGTAAACAGTTTACGCCAGCAAATTGTGCAATCACAAGAATTGCCGGTTGCTATGTAGATCATGAGAAAATCAAAAAGATGGAGTCAAAAAGCGCATTCCTGTCCTTACCGGAAGAGGACACATTCAAGTATTTTGACATCTTAAGAAAAACATTGTCCGGAAGTGTCGGCAAGAATTTGTTAAATCTGGAATTTCCGACAAAACAGGAGATGCCGGGAGGAACACAGGAATTCTTGATGAAGCTCAGAAAAAGCAAGTTGGAAGATGACCAGCTTCTGGAAGAGTTCTATGATAGGATAATCGAATCTTATGACTACGGTGAAAATTATTACATCGTCCTCATTCATGCAATGTATGATATACCGGGAAAATCTTCTGATGACATGGAGATGTACGATGCATCAGAAGAAGTATATGAATATCTGCTATGCAGCATCTGCCCGGTTTCGTTGTCAAAGGCGGGATTGAGCTACCATGCAGAGAGTAATTGCATTCATGATCGTATCCGGGACTGGGTAGTAGGTATGCCTGACAAAGGATTCTTATTCCCTGCGTTTAATGACAGGAGTACAGATATCCACGGGGCTCTCTATTATACAAAGAAGTCAGAGGATTTACAGCAGGAGCTAATCGAACAGCTGCTGGGAGCAAGGATGCCGATGTCAGCCAACACGCAGAAGGAGACATTTCAGATGCTGATTGAAGATACTCTGGGAGAAGATGGAGATTATAAGACGATTCGCAATATTCATGATACGTTGAATGACATGATCGAGGAGCACAAGGAAGAACCGGAACCGCTGCAGCTTGATAAGACAGATGTGCGCAAGGTATTTGAACGAAGTGGTGTCTCTTCGGAGAAGATGGAGAGTTTTGACCAGAATTATGAAGAGACTGTAGGAGAAAAGGCATCCCTGCTTGCAGCGAACATTACAGAGACGAAAAAATTCCAGATTGAAACACCGGATATTGTGATTAAAGTGAATCCAGGGCGGACAGATCTTGTAGATACAATGGTTGTGAATGGAAGGAAATGCTTAGTAATAGCAGTAGATGACAGTCTGGAAGTGAATGGAATTCCGGTTCGCACAATAGAAAGGGCAGAAAATGAGTAGACCAGCACACTTTCTGGATCCCTACAAGTTCCAGATCGAAGAGATGGTAAAACTCGGATGCTTGGATGAGCATATCCATAAAGTCTTGCATGGCATCCAGAAAATAGAATTCCCGAAAGAAACTCTTATCCGGTACATGGATAAGACTGGGATTCGGAAGAGAAGAGCAGCGAAAAGATGGACGCGGAGCAAAGAGGTTGAGTGGGAAGAGCTTTGCAAGCAGTTGCGAGGAAATAAGAAGAAAATAAACGAAAAATAGAAAGGAGCCAGCCTCCGGCCGGGGCAAGGGTATACCGGGCTTCTGAGAAAATGGATAAAGAGAAAAAAGCAATCGAAAGAATTAAAATGGCAAGTGAAATGAGTCTGCATCACTATGGTAGACCGCTTATTTGCACATACAGCGGAGGAAAAGATAGTGATGTGATGTTAGAGATTTTTAAGCGATCCGGAATCCCGTTTGAAGTGCATAACAGCCATACAACGGCAGATGCGCCACAGACAGTTCGGCATATCCGGAAGGTATTCCGAGAACTGGAACTGCATGGAATTAGGTGCGAAATAGAAAAACCACGCTATAAAGGAAAATTGATTAGCATGTGGAGCTTAATTCCAGAAAAGCTTATTCCGCCGACAAGAATTGTAAGATACTGTTGCTCTACGCTGAAAGAAACTGGATGTGCAAACCGGTATATCGCAACCGGAGTAAGATGGGACGAAAGTACTTCCAGATTGAAAAGGGAAGAGTTTGAAAAGCTCGGACAAACCCAAAAAGAGAAAGAAAAATTTACGAAGATAATGCTGATGGAGGATAACGATGCACGAAGACGGATGAGTGAGCTATGTATGCAGCAGAAAAAAATGATTGTAAATCCTATCATAGATTGGACGCATAGTGATATCTGGGGATATATAAATTCCGAGAAAATAGAGACGTGCGAGCTGTACCAGTGCGGATATGATCGTGTGGGGTGCATTGGTTGCGTGATGGCAGGAAAGAAACGATACAAAGAATTTGCAGACTTCCCGGGATACAAGAAATTATACATACATGCGTTTGAAAGAATGTTGCAAGAAAGAACAAGGAGAGGAAAAGAGAATACGTGGAAAACAGGAGAAGAAGTTTTTAACTGGTGGATGGAAGACGAAAATATACCAGGGCAAATGAGCATAGAAGACTTTATTACGGAGGAATAGGTGATGGGAAAAGTTGATGATTATACAGCCGGTAGATCACAGGGATTGATTCTAGCAAGGGAGATTGTAAAAAAAGACGGTATCGAGGGACTGGAGAAAGAAATCCAGTTCCGGAATATCACAGGAATAAATACAGCATTAACCAGAAAAGAACTAAACATTGCCTGTGAGAAAATCAAAAACATGACACTGGACACAATGATGGTGATCGCAGTCGCAACGCTGCATGATGAGTTCGGTTTTGCCGGGAAACGGTGCAAGAGGTTTATCGACCGAATGAACCTGAAAGCAGAGTGCCTGGTGGACGATATGGCAACGTGGGATGAATATACGAGGATGATAAAAGATGAGATCGGAATCGAGATGACGATACGGAGGAATGACTAATGCCAAAAACAGAAGAAACGCGCTTGCGAAAAGGCGACACGATCAAATGCGCTGATGCAGAGGATTGCGTGAGGACAATGACCGAATTGGCGGTCTGCGGGATAGAGACAGATTTTCTCTACGAAAAAGATGGAGAGAGTGGTTTGTGGTTGGAAATAACGGGAGGAAAATTAGATGGATGAGAAGAAAGTTAGAGAAGCGATAGAAGTAATAAAAGCGAATTATCCTACAAGCGGATTTTATATGTTGCGAGAATCATTAGATATCGCAATCGAAGCGCTGGAAAAGCAGTTGCCGAAGAAAGTAGAAAACTGGAATGGACAAGCGTCGTGTCCTAGATGCAAAAGACTGTTTGGAAATATGGCAGATATAGAAATGTTTTGTCATTGGGATTCTGATTGCTGCAATCATTGTGGACAGAGATTAGATTGGAGTGAGTAACATGGAAGAAATTAGAGTCGGAGACATAGTGATGTGCGTTGAATATCCAGGCAATCCATGCGGAATAGTGGTTAAACAGTATCGTCCGACAGCATGCGGACAGCAGACAATGATTAAATGCAATGACGGGCGGTTATTCCACGCACCAACAAGTGATTTTAGAAAGATAAGGTAATTGGAAGGAGCGAGGAATAATCATGATGGGAAGATGTAAATTAACAAGTATATGCGGATGTGATCGTTGTTGCATAGAGTGCCCGGAAAATGAAGTGTGCAAAGACCAGTGCGCAAGAATGGACATGTATGAGTATTGCGTAGAGTGTCCGGAATATGAGGAGGTGGAATGATGAAAATAATGATAACTATATTGCACAAAAATGGAGAATGTAGAACATGGACAAACTCAACCGCGGAAGAACACTTAGTAATGGGTCTTACAGCTTACGCGGAAGGTGTCAAAAGATGCGCGGAATCATGGGAAACAGAGACGGAAGAAGTGGAAAGAGTGCTGAAAGAAGCGTTGGAAAGCGAGAAATAAAGTATGAACGTATTAGAGAAGATTTTGGAAGAGATAGAAAATCTTAATTATTATCCAGAAGGAATGGGGTGTGGCATAGAAGATCGCTGTATTACAGATAGGTATGAAGCATGTGAATATGGATGGTATGAAGCGATTGAAGCAGTTATAGAAGTCATACAAAATATGGAGGATGGAAAGACAGATAATGATTGGATTCCGGTAAGCGAGAAATTGCCGGAAGAAAATGACGGAAAATATTATCCGATGCTGAATGTGTCAACGTCATACGGAGCTGTTAAGTGGGGCTTTTATAGAGTTAGAGATAAGGAATGGTATATTTATAGTGAAATGCATGGCGAGCTTATAAAAGCCGAAGATAAAGAAGTTATTGCCTGGCAGCCACTACCAGAACCATACAAGGAGGAATAACATGGACATTTTAATTACAATCGCATTCCTAGCCTTTACTACATATTGGGGCCAGGAACCGTGATTACTTTAAAGACAGGATTGGAAGAAGATGTGGAGTTGGAGTGTGAGGATTATTTAGCAGCGGCATGCTTCCCGATACTGCTATTTGTGGTGTTTTTGGATTGGATTGCGCGGAAGATAGTGAGGTAAGAAAATATGAGAAAATTTAACTGGGACGAATTTAAAAATGAAGAAAATAAGATTGCAGTACACTGCAAGACAGAAGAGGAAGCGAAAGACTTTTGCGAAAGAATGCATAAGCAAGGAATGAAGTGGTGTTCAGGCGAAAGCTACCTGAAAGAGACAAATTACGAATTCTGCGAAGAAGAAATATGTTATATCAAAGGAGAGTTTTCGCCGTATCAGTACTATAAAAGCAATGGGTATGAAATCTTAGAATGGAGCGATTATATGAACAAAGAATTTACCAAGGCGGATTTGAGAGATGGGATGGTAGTTGAACAGAGAGATGGGGGTATGTATCTTGTATTGGCTGGGACGGCAGTGGGAAAAGGCGAACACAATAGTATAGTCGGTTACACTGATGACTTGAAATGGGCAGGTTATAAAGGAGGAGACATCGTTAAAGTCTATAGGATTACTCCGGGATCACTCGGATGCGTAGAACATGTGTTTATTAAATGCAACCTCGAACTCATCTGGGAGCGCAAAGAACCAAAGAAAATGACCGTGGAAGAAATGCGGAAGAAGTTGGAAGAGCTGACCGGAGAGGAAATTGAGGTAACGGAATGAAGAAAATAGAAGCATACACTATGGCAACGAAAAAGCCCTGCGAGACGGCTTTAAAGCAACAGGGGCATGAAGCCTTTGCCTGTGATTTTAAAAGGGCTGACAGAACAAATACGGACACCATAGGATACATAGCAAGCAAGTACAACATCAAAAAGCCAATTCCGGGAGGTGATTGAGGTGGATAAGAATATAATCTATGAGTACATGGATGCGAAAGCACTTGTGAAAGAGACAGAGGAAGATATCAGACGGCACAGAAGAAAGACGTTTGTGCAGGATAAAGTGACAGGCAGCAATCCAGAGTTTCCGTACCAACCACAGAGCTTTAATATCTCTGGATGTGTAGAGAACACGGTGAATATAGACGAAGAGGAACGGTTGTTGGAAGAACGAAAGCTGAACGCAAAGCGGATTAAAGTAAAAGCAGAGCGAGTAATCAATAAAGCTCCGGTAAGGATGCAGCGGATTATCCGGTTCAAGGTGATGCAAGGACTGACGTGGGATGAAGTGGCTGCGAAGATGAAAGGGAATTGCACAGGAGAAAGCGCAAGGAAAGAATTTCAGAGGTGGATGAAAGAAAAATAGAAGTTTGTCCGTTTTGTCCACATTGTCCGCTTTAAATAATATATAGTATAACATGGAGTTAGAAGAAAGACTCCAAAAGCTTTCCAAACAACATTCGGAACACCGCCGGACTTCTGCCCTTTCTCGTCTGGCGGTGTTTTCATGCGGAGTATAGCATCAATGGTAGATGCGCAGGGTCTCGCTGTGTCCTTGGTTCGATTCCAAGTGCTCCGCTTTGTGATGTGAGTATACAGCTGCACAGCTGAGGTCTGTTCTGGGAGTGCACACCGGACTTACATTGCAAATGGTACCAAAACGCAGATATCCGCAGATCTGCAAAACAAACAAATATAGATTCAGCAATCTATATTTAGTGTCAGTACCCGAGTGCGGATAGGGTAAAGGGTGTCAATAAAAGGCATCCTGATCGGACATAGCTCAGTCGGTTAGAGCAGCAGCCTTATAAGCTGTGTGTCACGGGTTCGATTCCCGTTGTCCGGATTGTGGACTACTGCGAACCCCTTTTCTTATAGATTTTGATTGTGTATTTTGGTTTCAGTTGGCATTGTAATTCTCTCATGGCAGTAGTCCTAAATTCTTAGCATCCAGAGATGGGTGCTTTTATTATGCTATAAAGGTGGTGAGTCGGATGGCAAAAGGTAAATATCAAGAGTGGCTAGAGCCGGAAGGCTTGCTAAAGATAGAGGGATGGGCGAGAGATGGCTTGACGGATGAGCAGATTGCAGATAATATCGGGATTTCCAGAAGCACATTAAATAGCTGGAAAGACAAGTATTCGGACATTTCGGACACCCTAAAAAGAGGAAAAGAGGTCGTTGATCGTCAAGTCGAGAATGCTTTGCTAAAACGTGCGCTTGGATATGAGTACACGGAAACGACCAGGGAATACATACCGGAACTTGATGAGATGAAAACTACGAAAAAGGTCACAAAGCAAGTAGCGCCGGACACTACAGCCCAGATCTTCTGGTTGAAGAACCGGAAACCGGACAAGTGGAGAGATAAGCAGGAATATGAAGATAGGACAGCGATTGAGAAGCTGGATGAAATCTTGAAAGGATTGCATGACAATGCAGCTAAGCAAGAAACAGAATGAATACATCATAAACGCAACTCATAGATGGAATATCAAGTCCGGAGCGGTTCGTTCTGGAAAGTCTTTTGTTGATACTGCTTATATCGTGCCTAAAAGAATCCGAGAGAGAGCTGGACTCCCAGGATTAAATGTAATCATGGGAGTCTCTAAAGAATCTATCGAGAGAAACGTACTCCAACCGATGAGGGAAATCTATACCAGTGATCTGATCGGGAACATTAACAATCGGAATGTTGCCAGAGTATGCGGCGAGGATGTCTATTGTCTCGGTGCAGAAAAGGTCAGTCAAGTCGCAAAGATACAGGGAGCGTCCATCAAGTATTGTTACGGGGATGAGATTGCAAAGTGGAACAAAGAAGTCTTCCAGATGTTAAAATCCCGTCTTGATAAACCGTATTCCTGCTTTGATGGGGCTTGTAACCCGGAACACCCCACACATTGGTTGAAAGAGTTTATAGACAATGTGGAGCTAGATATATATCTACAAAAGTACACCATATTTGATAATCCATTTCTGGATCCAGAATTTGTCAAGCAACTCTGCAAGGAATATGAGGTACAATCTACTATGACCGTCTCATTCTTGGATTATGGAAAAGAGCTGACGGATCGATTTACAAGCGGTTTGCAGACAATCCAGAAGCGTTCCGGTGCAAAATCGTGGATAATATCTCGCAGGAATCAGAGTATAAGCAATTCCGAAAAGAGGATATCACATCAATCGAGATTGGATTGGACTTTGGTGGCAATCAATCCGGTCATTCATTCGTTGCCAGAGGGTATACGGATAATTACAGAGATGTAATTGCGCTAAAATCACGTAGAATCACGGCGAAAGATGAAAAAGAAGACATCGACAGCAATAGGTTGAATGAGTTGTTTTGCGAATTTATCAGAGAAGTAATAGAACAATATTCGGTATGCGTGAAAAGAGGTGATTACGTGCAGTATTGTAACGTAGAGTCCGTATTCTGGGATAATGCAGAGACAGTGCTTGGTAATTCTATCCGTAACGCTGTGGAAAAGGAGTTTCCGTGGATCGCTGTCAAACCAGCAAAGAAAAGACCAATCAACGACAGGATCAGATGCACCGTCAAGCTCATGGGGGCTGGGCGGTTTTTTATTACAAAAGACTGCGAATCTCTGCAAACCGCTTTTTCGGATGCAGTGTGGGACAAAGAAGTAAAGGACAAAGACGAACGCTTGGATGACGGCAGCACTGACATTGACAGCTTGGATGCATTTGAATATACAATCGAGCGCGATATGAAATACCTAATCGAAGAGGTGGAAGATGTTTGATGGAATTAAGAGATTATGGAAAGGAATCATGAGGATGTTTGGATATACGACATTAAAACAGATCATCGGCAAGGATATCGCACTATCCAACGACATGATAGATGCAATCAACAGATGGAGACAGATGTTAAATGGGGATGCGGACTGGATTTCTGACAGCATTGTTTCCCTCGGGATTGAAGATGGAATCTGCCGAGAGTTTGCAGACTGTGCACTTGTGGAAATGGAAACCAATGTAAGTAATGAACGTCTGGACAAGATCTATCAGAAGAATATCACGAGTCTGAATGAAAACCTGCAGGAAGGGCTTGCACTCGGATCATTTGTTTTGAAACCACTGGGAGAATCGGCTGCCGAATTTATTTCAGCTGACAAGATTATCCCGATTAACTTCGGGGATGATGGAAAGCCGAATGATATCGCATTTTTGACCGTTAAAAAGGTTGGGGATGCTGATTATTTCACAAGGCTTGAACGGCACTATTTCATTGACGGGAATCTGACTATAGAAAACAAGTGCTTCCGCTCTCAGACGGCGAATGATATCGGTCTTCCATGCAGCCTAGAAGCGGTGGAAGAATGGGAGAATATCCTACCTGGACCGATTACATACCCAGCATGAACCGGATGGATTTTGGGTATTACAGGAATCCGATTAAAAACAAGGTGGATGGTTCTGCCTGCGGAGTGTCGGTGTACGAGTCGGCAGTTGCACTGATCCGGAAAGCTGATACCCAGGGTGCGAGGCTTGACTGGGAATACGAATCGGGAGAGCGTGCAATACATGTTGACAACAGGGCTCTGAAACAAGACAAGGCAACTGGCAAGTTTGGACTACCGAAACTTAAAAACAAACTGTACCGGGGAATGAATCTGGATGCAGGAAAAGACCAAGAACTTTTAAAGGAATACTCCCCAGAAATGAGGGATGAAGCCTTTAAACGCGGATTAGAAGAGTATAAGCGTGAGATTGAGTTTTCCGTAGGTCTTGCTTATGGAGACTTGTCAGATGCACAGGAAGTAGCAAAGACAGCTACGGAGATCAAGGCATCGAAGAACCGCAAGTACAACCGGGTAACGGCAATCCAGAATAACTTATACGATTGCTTAGAGGACTTTGCCGCAGGGCTTGCATTCTACAACAGCATGCTTAACTCGGGATATGAGTTCTCTTGCAAATTCAACGATTCCATACTGACCGATGAGGAAACAGAGCGTCAGCAGGACAGACAGGACGTGAGTATGGGAGTGATGTCGCATTTGGAATACCGCATGAAGTGGTACAACGAGGACGAAGCCACAGCGAAAAAGATGTTGCCAGAGCAGATCGAAGTAATGGAGTAGGTGAACCAATTGAGGGAAGACTACAAAAAGCAGCTATCCGGACAGATCGAGAAGCATTTTCTTGATTTGGAACAGATGATTCTCGAGGACATTGTTCGCCGGATTAAAAAAGCGGGAAAAATCACAAGCACAGCGACTGGCAGATTAACCGACTACAGATTATTGGGTACTCTTCTGAGGACATCGAAAAGATGATAAAAACCACGCTGAATCTGTCCTATCCGGAAGTGTTTGAGCTGTACGACAAGGTAATCGACTGGGAATATGTCCGTAATAAAGACATCTACGAGCAGGTCAATGCAGAATATATCCCTTACGAGGATAATAAGGAGTTGCAACAGCTTACAGATGGATTCATCCGGCAGAGCAATGATGATCTGCGGAACGTCACAAAGTCCATGGGATTTTATGTGGATTATGGCGGCGGTAGGCTCGTTATGACTCCATTGTCCGACATCTACCAAGGATATCTCGACCAAGCTATTACAGGTGTTGTATACGGCACGTTTGACTACAATACCATGATTCGCAAGGTGGTTACTCAACTCACAAACAGCGGACTCAGAAGCATTGACTACGCTTCTGGGTGGCATAGCAGGGTAGATGTGGCGGCAAGGAGAGCGGTTATGACGGGTGTGTCACAGCTTACCGGGAAAATATCAGAAATGAACGCCGATAAGCTTGAGACAGAGCATTACGAAGTCGCGTGGCACGCCGGAGCGAGACCATCACACGCTGTCTGGCAAGGGAAGGTCTGGTCAAAGGAACAACTTGTTACGGTATGTGGTCTTGGAACAGTCACTGGACTGCTTGGAGCGAACTGCTATCACGAATATTACCCGTTTGTGAAAGGCGTCTCGGAGCGGAATTGGTCTGATTCTTGGCTTGCAGAGCAGAACCGAAAGGAAAGTATACCTAAGACGTTTAACGGCAAGGAATACACCTTATACGAAGCCAGACAGCAACAGAGGAAAATGGAAACCGCTATGAGGGCACAGAGAGAAAAGGCTGTGCTACTAAAACAGGGCGGAGCTGATCCAGACGATGTGATGCTTGCGAAAGCAAAGTATCAAGGACAACTGGGAGAATACACCAGATTTTGCAAGAAAATGGGTCTACAACAAGAAAGAGAGCGCATCTATTACGATATGCGCGGCAGAGTGGCACCCGTACCAAAACGATTTAGGAGGTTTAGGAAATGAGTAAAGTAAAAGTAATCAGACAGCCGACAGCGGAAGAAACATTGATTTTTGAATTTGAGACAGCATCATCGAATTTCTGGTTAAGAATTTTACGGATGGTGATATTTACGCATCTCTGGAAAGGGACGCAACAAAAGAACAAAGCGTACTGATTCCGGCACAGACCGCACAGGTATTGCAGTACGGTTCCTACGGTGGTGGAAAGAGCAACATCGTCCAGATCATCCCCACAGCAACCTCAGAAAAAGGAGTGGAAGTACAATGCTTAAAATGGTAGATGGAACAGGAATCATAGGAGTGGATATGATCTGCCCTCTTGGAGTCTCCACTCCACAGCCACCTAATTATGACAGGGTAGAGCTAGAGGGGGCAGGGATGCTGGTACTGCCGAACAGCTTGGATGCGCCGCTTGAGAGGTTGGAGCTTGGTGGGAAGACGGAGCGGGTGCAGACTACTGGGAAGAATTTGCTTCCGGACAAATTTTCGATCTATGCAGAGGGAAAAAGCAAGACAAATCTCAAATTGCAGATTGGAAACTATGTATATAGCTCAAAAACGTCAAAGAGCTTGTATATATTACACGAAGACAAAAGCAACATTACGAATGGATGGACTGTTACTAACAAGTTTAATTTTAAAATTGATAAAGAAGAAACTATTGAGGTCAGAATAGAAACAGAAAACCCGCTAGAAATTCTACCGATGATTAGGGAGGAGACTGAGTTGGATTCCTACGAACCCTACACAGGCGGTAAACCATCCCCAAGCCAAGAATATCCGCAGGAAATCAAGAGTGTCGGAAAGTGGAATGATGAGAAGCAGAAGTATGAAGTTGAGATTTCTATAAGTGGCAGAAACCTATTTGATTTTTCCACCTGTGAAGAAGGAAATATTTGAAGGCAGTGGGAATATTGTTAGTACAACTAACGGTGTCTTAACTGATTTTATACCATGTTTTCCTAATTCGCAGTACAGCAGAAGTCGCACTGGAAGTACAGTAGTTGCATTCTATGACTGCAATAAAAATAAGATAGGATTCGAAATTGTCGGAAATACCACTTTTGTTACGCCCGAAAAATGTAGATACTTTAGGTTCTCAGCAGTTAAGACACAAGTAGACTATACAAAGATAGTAGCATGTCCGGGGAACACAGTAATGGATTACGAGCCGTACAAGAAACCGCAATCCCTCACCCTCACATCCGACCGCCCTATTACAAAATGGGACAGACTGGTCGAACAGGGCGGACAGATTGGGTGGTTGTATAATTCTGCAAATGAAACGATTGACGGAAAAACTGGAAAGTGGTCAATTCAACCTGCGACTAAAATATTCTATAGGACAGACATTACTTTCCCAATAGTTGTACCGTTCTGCATCGAACTGTTAGGATATGACTATTTAATGGGAGGATACAAAAAAGATACAGGTATTACTATAAATAATTTAGGAATCCTATGTATAACTCTCCCAGAAGAGGTGGAACTTACACTGGATGCATATAAACAGTATTTGGCAGATAATCCATTGCACGTTCTGTATAAGGGCGATTCCGAAGAATTCGTCCCACTTTCAGAATCCGAGCAGAACGCTATCCGAGCATTAAAAACCTACTATCTACCACAGTCATCACAGCGGACGGAGGGGAGCTTGACCCCGATATTAAAGTAACATACCGAAAGGAGAAGTAATATGAACTATGCAAAAATAATGGAAAACGGAACTGTAAGAATCAGCTCCATCAAAAAGGAAGGCTATAAGCCGCTCAAGGAAGAGAAACCAGAGGGATTCAGCAATCTTGTCTTTGTTGGATACACAGAGACAGAAGAAAACGTAATCAAAGAATATGAAGCAGTGGATGACGGTATGAGCGCCTACGGGAAATTGCAGAAAGACTTGAAAGCAACGCAGGCGGCGCAGGAAGTCACAGATCAGGCGGTTCAGGAGCTGATTTTAGCAACAATGGAAGCGGAGGTGAAATGATGGCACAGTTTTTGGCGAACAGGATTAAAGGTGGACACTTGACAATTGATAATGTACCGGAGAGTTTGAAAGAACAGGTACAGGCGTTACTGTAAAATCGAATAAGTAAGACATTAGCACATAGAGATATGTGTTATTTTTATGCCTTTTTGGTCAGTAGATGAGACCTTAAACAGTCAATTCGTGGTGGATGGTTACACACCTTAAACAACCTAATGCGAAAGGAGAATGGAAACATGAAAACAGAATTTTTAAAAGGACTTGGATTGGAGCAGGATGTCATTGATAAAATCATGGCAGAGAACGGGAAAGACATTGCCGCTGAAAAGGCAAAGACTACCAAAGCAGAGGGGGAGCGTGACAATTATAAGAGTCAGCTTGAGACCACAACGGAATCTTTGGAAAAGTTTAAAGATGTTGACCCAACAGCTATGCAGGGAGAAATTGATAAGCTGAATCAGCAGCTGAAAGACAAGGATGCTGAGTATGCCGCTAAAGAAGCGGATCGCATCTTTTCCGACACGATCAAAGAAGCAATCAAGACAGCCGGGGGACGCAATGAAAAAGCGGTCATGGCTATGCTTGATATGGATGCATTAAAAGATTCAAAAAACCAGTCTGAGGACATCAAGAAAGCATTGGAAACCGTAAAGGAGTCTGATGCTTATTTATTTGGCTCTGATGAGCCTTTTAAGAACCCAGTAGGAGCAACTGGCGGCTCTGGCACAGGTGGAGATAATTTCTCGGCGATCAGAGCAGCTATGGGGCTTCCGGCAGAAAAATAATTTTGAAAGAATGAGGTAAAAAGATATGGCAAATACAATTGCATTAAGAAAAGCATATTCTACTATGCTTGATGAGGTTTATAAACTGGCATCCCTTACAGCCGTATTAGACGGTCCAAACGAACTTGTAAAAGAGGGTGCAAACGCAAATGAAATTTTGATTCCGAAAATGACGATGTCCGGTCTTGCAAATTACAATAAGCAGACAGGATATGTTGCAGGTGACGTGACACTTGAGTACGAGACTAAGAAATGTACTTATGATCGAGGCCGTATGTTCACTGTGGACGCTATGGACAATATCGAGTCTGCAGGTGTTGCCTTCGGACGTCTTTCTGGAGAATTTTTGAGAACACAGGTTGTTCCGGAGCTTGACGCTTGGAGGCTTGCATCTTATGCAGGATACGCACTATCTGCTAATAAAGTGGCAGCAGCGATTGCAGATGCGAAAGCCGGAATTGCAGCAATTAGAAAAGGCAAGACTGCTATTAAAAATGAGGAGGCAAAGCCGGAAACCTGTTATCTGTATATCTCTGCCGCACTCAAAGGGATATTGAGGACCTTGATACAACGGCATCCAAGAAAGTTCTGGAAGGCTGGGCTGGAGTGATTGAAGTTCCTGAGGGAAGATTTTTCGACAAAGTCACGTTGACAGCATCTGGAGCCGGCGGCTTTACAACAACAGGCGGTAAGAAGATTGATTTCTTGATTGTTGACAAGAATGCAGTAATCCAGAATCAGAAGCACACTGTATCTAAGATCATCACACCGGATCAGAACCAGGATGCAGATGCTTGGAAGTTCGGATATCGTACCGTAGGTATCGCAGAGGCGAAAGATAACAAGAAAGTGGCTATCTATGTACATACTGCAGTGGAGTAGAAATAGGAGTTGATGTAAATGAACTTGTATGCGGATTATACATTTTACATCTCTGAATATAGGGGAAATTTAACAGATGAAGAATTTGATAAATCTGTTATTCCAGCATCAGCCATGTCCGAAGGATTACCTTCGGGCGCGCTGATGACAATATGGAAATGGAAGAAGTAAAGCTTGCCACCTGCTCTGTCTGTGATTTGATTGCAAATGACGAAAAGGTCAGAAGCAAGCATTCTGGGCGCGTGGTTACATCCGAAAACACAGATGGATACTCTGTCAGCTACGAAAGCGGAGGAAACGGGGGAACAGCAGATGAACTGCTTGACAGAAAAATATCTGACACATTGGAACTCTATCTTATGCCGACTGGTCTCTTGTATATGGGGGTGGAATCATGATAACCAACACAGATGCAACACTGTACAGCCGGAAATACAACTCGGAAACCAGACTGGATGAGTGGGAGCGAACGTATATCCCAGAAGTGTGGTGGTACAAAAATGAAAAGTCGCAGATCACGACTGATGGATTAAAGCAAGCGGACACCTACACTGTCAGAATCCCGGATACGAGCGTGGGAATCAAGAAAGACGATTACCTTGTAAAGGGCGATTGTAAGGTTGACATGCAGACGATTAAGGACTTGGACGGACTGGACAAGACTAGAATTACATCTGCAAACTACAATACTTTTGGCGGAAATCCGCATATTAATGTGGTGGGAGTGTAATGGCCAAAGGAAAGAAAAAATTCCAGATTGAGACACCGAGAGGTGTAATTTATACGCAAGCAACAAAAGGTGGAAAAGTGACGGCGAGACTCGACTGGAATCCGAACTTTAAACCGAATATGGAATCTGGTTTCGCAAGCGCACAGGAGTTTGTTGATTCTGAATGCATCCGGCGTATGAACCGGAGACTCCAAGACGGACAGGAGTACTGGTTAAGTCAGCAACCCTTGGCACTGTGATTGGCAGTGGTGAGATCAACCAGATTGCACCTTATGCACGTAGACAATATTACGAACACAAGGAAAAATCACGATGGTTCGAACGCATGAAAAATCGTCACAAAGACTCTATCCTGAAAGGAGCGGCGAAGTATGTCAAATCTCATTGACAGCGTCAGATCATACATTCTCACATGTCCGTTTTTAAGTGATGGACGTGTAAATGTGGACTACATTGGAACGGATATGGGGTACTCTGTTGACCCTCTCCCTTGCGATCCGATTATCCAGAGATACATGGACGGTGGGTCAAAGAAGCAGTTCCAATTCGCATTTACGAGCCAAGAGGAATATGACCAAGACGCACGAATTAACATTGAGAATAGCGGATTCTTTCAGAGCTTTGAAGAATGGCTGGAACAGCAGAGTTTTAATGGCAATCTTCCGGAACTCGGAGAAAAGAAGAATCCAATATCGATCGAAACTTTAAACAGCGGCTATCTGTACGATATGAATGGTGAAAATGCCAAGTATCGCATAGAGTGCCGCTTAATTTATGCACAGGAGGTATAAATATGGCAGAGAAAAAGTCTGAATTAGTTGGACGCCACAAACGGGTGGCATACATGAACACGGACGCTACTGGAAGCTCACCAAAATTCGAACGCATGACGAATTTTACAACCATGACAAACGGAAAAAACCCGAAAGAGTATTCCAGACAGTACGTGGATGAGATCGCGGAGCGTGCAGACGTTGTGGGGTACGCGCCGGCAATTGAATATTCGTTTGACCGGTACACAAACAACCCGGTACACGAAAAAATCGCAACAATCCACGATGGTGAAAAACTTGGAGATGACGCACATGTAGAGGTTGTAGTTGTCGATTTCTTCAAGAAAAGTGACAAGGGCGATAAGTGTTACGCTACAAAAAGAACCTATGCGGTTATCCCGGATTCCGACGGAGATGGAACGGATGCGCTTGTGTATAGCGGATCTCTTAAATCTGTATCCGACATCGAGGAAGGATACGTTACAGAAACCGATTTTACAAGCAAGACGGTTACTTACGCAAAAGGTGATTACGCAGCAACTGAATGAAAGAAAAGGAGAGTGAGCCAATGAGCCAGTGGAAATGGAATGACGTAGAGCTTGAAATCGATATGGACGATGTAGAGTTTTTGGAAAGGTATGAAAAAGTATTTGAAAACATCGAGCCGAGGGAGAAGAAGCTTGAAAAGGTTGGAAAAATATCCGAAATAACCAGAGAATATTGTTTGCTGTTTTATGATATTTTCGACGGGATTTTCGGAGAAGGTACTTCTGAAAAACTTTTTGACGGGAAAATGAATTTAAGAGTTTGCGAAGAGTGCTATGATTCGTTCATTGCTGTATGTGAAAAAGAAATCAATGCCGTAAACAAGAGAAGAAATTCTGTTGTTAGCAAATATACTCCGAATAGAGCTCAGAGACGTGCAAAGAAATAACATGAATTTTTTCTACGAAGAGTTGCCAAACACGGTAAATGTGAAAGGTGAAAACATCAAGGTTATTACGGATTTCCGTGAATACATCAGGCTTTTGGACATGTTAAAAGATCAAGAGCTTGATGCTCTTCAAAAATTCGCGATCATACAGCAATATTTTCTCGATGACATAGTCGCAGACGAAGAAGCTATAAGCGCATTGTCCTGCTTTATAACGATGGATACAAATTGCGTAGAGGTTGCGGAGACAGGTGATTGTGGGAGACCACAAGAAAAGCCGAAGAAAAAATTTGTTCTCATACTCCATTGATTATCCGTATATATTATCCGGCTTTCTCAGGGATTATGGGATTGATTTAATCGACATTAAATATATGCACTGGTGGAAATTCCGGATGCTTTTCGATGGTCTGTCTGATGATACAGAAATCAAGCAGCGAATAATGTACCGCAGCGTTGATTTATCGGAAATCAAAGACAAAGAAGAGAGAAAACGAATTAAAAAGATCCAGAAATCAATTCAATTACCATCTGAGAGCCTGACGGATTATGATATCGGTAACGCTTTCATGTGAGGTGATGAAGATGAACAAAATAAAGAAACCACCACTGGTAAGAAAGTGGTATAGATGTCCGGTGTGTGGGTGTAAACTCTTGATTTATGATAATGCAACTGTCTGTACCGATGTATTTATTAAGTGCCGAACATGTAAAAAAGAAGTAGAGATTAAGATTTAAGCACTTTAAATTGAGCCATTGAGCCTGTGCTATCCATAAAGGAGGGATAGTATGGGTTACGATGGCTCATTAAAATTTAACACAAAAATAAACGAATCTGGATTTAATTCAGGAATTTCCAAACTTGGCAGCGTTGCAAGCGGCGGATTGAAAGTGATTGCCGGATCAGTAGCTGGCGTTGCTGCAGCATTTGGGGCAGTGTCTAAAATGTCTCTTGATTCTGTTGCAAGCTTGGAGCAGAACATAGGCGGTGTTGAGACGCTGTTTAAAGATAGCGCGCAGACAGTGATCGATAACGCGAACAATGCGTATAAGACAGCTGGTGTATCCGCAAATAAGTACATGGAGACTGTGACAAGCTTTTCTGCATCGCTTTTACAGGGGCTTGGGAATAACACCGCGGAAGCCGCTAAAATAGCAGATATGGCAATGGTAGACATGTCTGACAATGCAAATAAATTCGGTTCCAACATGACGGATATCCAAAATGCTTATCAGGGATTTGCGAAGCAGAACTACACAATGTTGGATAACCTGAAGCTTGGATATGGTGGAACACAGGCTGAAATGATCCGCTTGATTAATGATAGCGGCATTTTGAACGAGAAAATAGAAAATCTCGACAATGTGTCATTTGATCAGATCATTCAGGCAATCCACAAGATTCAGGAAAATATGGGTATTGCCGGAACAACAAGCGCAGAAGCATTGACTACCATAGAGGGTTCTGTGCAATCCGCAAAAGCCGCGTTTGACAACTTTTTAAATGGTTCAAGTTCCCCACAGGAGTTGGCAGACGCTGTAAAGACTGCGGCTGAAAATATAACAAATAATTTGATGCAGATTGTTCCAAGACTTGCAAAAGAACTCCCAGAGGTTGGAAACCTGTTGATGGACAGTCTTTCGCAGTCACTTAACTCTGGAAAACTCGGAGAAATGATGCAGATCGGTGGACAAGTCATTTCCAACATAACAACTGGAATTATACAAGCATTGCCCGGAATTGTAACTGCATCAGCGCAGATTATAAGCTCATTTGCACAAAATATCAGCACCAGCATACCTCAGCTGTTATCATCCGGAATTCAGATCATACAGGCGATAGTGAGTGGAATGATGCAAATATTGCCATCTGTCGGCTTGCTTGCAACTCAGCTCATTACAACTTTATATGAGCAGCTGACGACACAAGGTCCGAGTTTGCTGCAGCAAGGATACGAACTACTGAGCAATCTGATTGACGGATTTGTACAGGCAATTCCAGAAGCGTTGCCGAAAGTGCTTGATTTCATACAGGGCATTGGAGAAAAGCTCGCAGAAGCTGCACCAGTGATGATTCAAAAAGGATTTGAGTTGTTGCAGAAATTGGTAGAAGGAATTGTGAGTGCAATACCGATATTGATTGAGCGAGTTCCGGAAATTATTTCGACATTCGCAAACATAATCAATGATAATTTCCCTACAATCCTGATGAAGGGTGCTGAATTACTTGGTCAGTTGGCGCTCGGACTCATTCAGGCAATACCGACTCTGATTGCAAATATTCCACAGATTATAGCAGCTATTGTTGACGTGCTGATGGCGTTCCAGTGGTTAAACCTTGGCAAGAGTATAATTAAGTTCTTGGGTGATGGCATTACATCTATGGTCGGGTTTGTTAAAACAGCCGGGACTAATATATTAAACGGAATTAAAGGTTCTATTCAGAATCTGCCTTCAACGCTTGCTAATATAGGAAAGTCTGCTATTCACAATCTCGGGAGTACAATAAGCGGGATGGTGTCTTATGTGAAAACTGCCGCTCTAAAAATCGCGTCCGGAATTGAATCTGCAATTCTTACGCTGCCTGGTAAGATGGCATCAATCGGAAGCAATATTGTGCAGGGGTTGTGGAACGGAATATCCAACATGACTGGTTGGATTATTGACAAGATTGGAGGATTCGCAAGCAGTGTTGTTTCGTCCATCAAAGATTTCTTCGGCATACATTCCCCATCCAGAGTTATGCGAGACCAAGTCGGGAAATACCTTGCAATGGGCGTAGGTGTTGGATACGAAAAGTATATGCCGTACAAAGAGATGAAAAAAGTATCCGGTAATGTAGTGTCTCAGTTGTCTGCATCTGTGAGCGGTATAACGTTATCAGTGCCGGAAAGTGCTGGAAGTCAAACTTACCAGAAAAGCGTTGGAATCCGGAAGTCTGAAAATAATAACGAGCTACTCTACGCAGTAGATCGTCTATCCAGACTTGCCAACAGACCACTAGAGATTGTTAATAAAATTGACTCTGTAGAGACATCCAGAGTACTTGCAACACCAATGGAAAAACAAATAGAAAAGAATTCAAGTTTTCGGAAGATGTTAGGAGGGGATAGAAATTGAGCCTATCAGTAAAATTTGACGATCAGGAACTCGGGCGATACTTAAGTGTATTGTCCGGGTTCTCTCCGTTTAGTGGAGCAAATAGAGAGTCGGGACTCCTTGACGGAGCAGAAAGTGCAAAAGGAGAGGATTTTGGCTATACAACATATAAATCAAAGACGCTTGAAATGCCATTTGAAATTAAAGGAGACATCTTAGCAAGCTATGACGCGATTCAGAAAATCCTAAACGTCACAGAGCCGAAAAGGCTTGTGTTTGGGAATTATCCGGATCGCTATTTTTATGCTGTCCCTGACGGCAATTTTGATATAACACAGGTTGCAATGTTTGGAAAAGGCACAATCACATGGCTAATCCTGACGGGGTAGCATACTCCACCACAGAATTCGACTTCTATGGAATCCAGCAAGACGGCTACCAAACAATTACGATCAAGAACGATGGTACCGAATGGGCAGACGTGGACTACGAGATCACGCACCAACACGAAAACGGATTTATCGGACTTGTGAGCCAGTATGGAGTGATCCAGCTCGGAAAACAGGAAGAGGCGGACGGAGAGAACTACGAAGCGTCCGAAGAACTGTTTAACGGTTACGGCTTGTTTCAAGATGATCATGGCACCTCTTATCAGAATCCGGAAAACACAACGCAAGGAACGTTGGAAGTACGGAATGTTGCCGGATACAACGTGATGGCATTAAAAGGTGGACAAGTCACATCTGGATACTGGAACGGTGGAATGAAAACACTTACTATTCCGGTGGACAGCGAGGGTAGACGTGGCGCAAAAAACTTTTACTGTTACACGCAGCACTGGTTCGAAACCGGCTTGATGGGGCAGACAGGAGCGCAGACCATTGCATTCCTGACTGGAGATAACAAGGTGATATGTGCCATGTCTATTAACAAGAGTGATACGGTTGGCAATACGGCGCATGTGGACTGGTTTGCCCCTCAAAACAAGAAAATTAAGACACTGGATTTCCAGCCGACATCCTACGAGGATAACCCGTTTAATTTAAAAATGGGCGGCGGACACAATGACTTTTTAAAAGAGGGTGACAAGTTGCGTATTTTCTGGTACGGGAAGTATTACCACTTTACTATCCCGGAGATTAAAGACATGGTGTGTGAGAAGATACAGGTCTGGATCGGGCAGTGGGGAAGTAGAGATCTTGGAAATCAGCTGGTTACGCACAATTATTTAAAAAGTATCTGGTTCCGTAAGGATAACGTGGAAAAATACCGAGATGTGCCGAACCGGTACCGTGCCGGAGATGTGGTGTCTATAGACGGGGAGAGTACGAAGGTCTACGTTAATGGATGGTGGCTAAGGGAGATGAGATTAATGGATCCAATTATCCAAAAGTGCCACCCGGAACAACAGAAGTGCAGTTCTGCTATTCTTCCTTTTCTTCTCCACCGCCACAGATTAAAGCGAAAATACGGGAGGTGTATTTATAGTGGATAACATCAGGATCGCGATTTTAAGCGCGAATAACACACCAGTAGCGTTTATGGACAATCAGCACAAGAAGTCCATGCACTACTGGAAAGACGAATTGCACGAATACTTACAGGGTGCGGCAAATACTTACACCTTTACGGTGTCCGCAAAGCATCAGGATGCAGAGAATGTTACCGCCGGGAATAAGGTGGCGTTTATACACAAAGGGAAATCCTACTATCTAAACATCGTAAACACTGAGCAGACAGAGGAGACGATCACAGCTACGGCGTGGTCGTTATCTTTTGAGCTAATCAACGAGGATGCAGGGGAATACAAAGCTGGAAAAGCAATGAGCTTTGAAGAGTACCTTACCGTATTTGACGCGGAGAGGACACTTAAATTGGGTCTCAACGAGGTGTCAGATAAGCGGATCACCAACGAATGGACAGGTACAACGTCCGTATTAAAGAGATTATTCTCTCTGGCTAATGTATTTTCTGCGGAGATCGAGTTTGAGACAGTGCTTAACAGCGATTACTCCTTAAAAGAGATTGTGCTGAATGTATATCGGAAACACTCCGATACAGACAGCGGAGTCGGAGAATACCGGAATGACATTGTACTGCGGTACGGGAAAGGAATTACCGGAATCCGTAAGACCACGGATGCAGAAAAGTTATATACATGCATCCAGCCGACCGGGAAAGACGGGCTGACAATCAATGGACTGGGCAAAAAAGAATACGATGAGAACGGGAATATCGAGTACTTTACAGACGGCGCAATCATCCGGGCACCACAGGCAAGAGACCGGTTCCCATCCAATATCGTAAATAAGGCTGATGCTTATATCCTGATGCGAAAAGAGTACGATACAGACAGCAAGGACAAGCTCTATAGCATGGCTCTGACTGATCTTAAAACAGCATCCGAACCAGTAGTGACCTACGAGGTGGATGGATATTTTGACACCAACATCGGGGATACGGTAAGGATGCAGGATCAGGAGTGGACACCAGTCCTTTATCTACAGGCAAGAGTATCAGAACAGATCAGGAGTCTTACCAATCCAAAAACTGCAAAGACGGTATTTACAAACTACAAAGAGCTGACATCGGAAATTTCGGACAGCTTATTACAGAGGATGCAAGACCTTATTAATAAAAATAAGGTTTATACTTGCTCTATCTCAACAAACAACGGCGTTATCTTTAAAAATGGCATCGGTAGCACTACTCTTACTGCTTACGCTTACGATAACGGCGTGGATGTGGCAGACAAGCTACAATTCCGATGGAGCAAGGATGGACATGAGTTTTATGTTGGTAAGAGCGTTACGGTAAATGCTACGGACGTGGATACAAAGGCGGTGTACTCGTTTGAGGCTATGGAAAATGGGATAAAACGTGGATATTACGAGGTTACGATTACAGATGTAATGGATGGAGAGGATGGAAAAGACGGAGAACAGGGTCCGCAAGGTGAGAAAGGAGAGCAAGGCGAACAGGGACCTCCGGGTCCACAAGGCGCTCCGGGATTGGATGGTATACAGGGTCCAAAAGGGGATCAGGGAATCCCGGGAAAAGATGGGAAGGACGGAAAAACACAGTACACCCACATTGCTTATGCAAACAGCGCAGATGGGTCTAAAGATTTTTCTGTATCCGACAGTAATCGGGAATATATCGGAATGTATGTTGATTTTACGCAAAATGACAGCGCAGACCCGACAAAATACGCATGGAGTAAGATCAAAGGCGCAGATGGGGCGATTGGAACACCTGGAAAGCCGGGAGCTGATGGAAAGACCCCATATCTACATATCGCCTATGCAAACAGTGCTGATGGAAAGACAGGATTTTCCACCACGGATGGTACAAATAAGCTCTATATCGGGCAGTATACAGATTATACACAGGCAGATAGTACAGATGCTACGAAGTATACATGGACAAAGATCAAAGGCGAACAGGGGGAACGTGGGCTACAAGGATTGCAAGGAGAAAAAGGAGAACAGGGGATTCCTGGAACAGCTGGTGCGAATGGAAAGACCAGTTATTTCCACATCAAGTATTCTTCTGTGGCAAAGCGACAACGTTCAGTCAGATGACAGAGACGCCGTCTGCTTATATTGGAACTTATGTGGACTTTGTACAGGAAGATTCTACAGATCCTGCAAGATATACCTGGTCGCAGTTTAAAGGATCGCAAGGCGTAAAAGGAGATCAGGGAATTGCTGGTAAGAATGGTGCAGATGGGAAAACAAGTTATTTACATATCGCCTATGCAAACAGTGCTGATGGAAAGACAGGGTTTGATGTTTCGAACAGCACTGGGAAGTTTTATATTGGACAGTATACAGATTTTACGCAAGAGGATTCTACAGACCCGACGAAATACGCATGGACAAAAATAAAAGGCGAACAGGGGGAACAAGGTCCGCAGGGAGTTCCCGGTCTGCAAGGAGTGCAAGGTCCTAAAGGTGAACAGGGAATACAGGGACCTCAAGGAAATACAGGTGCTACTGGACCGCAGGGACCAGCCGGACAGTCCACCTATTTTCATATTAAGTATTCCTCAGTTGCGAATCCTACAT